AGAGCGTTTAAAGCGGATTTCAGCCTCTCTAGCAGCACGCTCTGCTCCTGTAGCCTCTGCTGCAAGTTTGGCCTCTTCAAGGTGTTCGGCTCGCTCAGCATGATCGAGTTCACTCTCTCGAGCCTCCGGATATACTTCATTATTTTTTCCATGCCTTACCTTTCTGGCTAAAGTTATACCTAATTTTTTTGCGATGCGGTGGACCGTTGAATTGGAAATGTGCAGCAATTCTGCAATCTCGCCCTGACACATATTCATCTCAGCGCACTTGATGAGATGATCTATTGTGGCGTCTGAAGTCTTGGTCATTCGTCTTCCTCCATAGGCTCTACTTGGCCTGTTCCTGCGCAATTATCGCATTCAGTTGTTTCTGTGTCTGGAAAGCCATAATCATTGTTAAGGCTTTGCGTGACAAACGTCTCGCGTTCCTGTGATCCAGTGCCATTGCACTCAGGGCAATCAATCCATTCCATTACTCTTCTCCCTTAGCTGCATCTATGTGGTGTTTGTTTGCGTAAGTGTGGATGGCGTGGCAGTTGGCGCACAACACCTCACACTTTTCCATTTCGGCCACGACGTTTTTCATTACGCCTTTACTGGCTAACTTTGAAACACTCATAACCTTATCTGAAGGGTCCAAGTGGTTAAAATGTAAAGCCACAGGATGCTCAGCGTAGCCGCAGCGATTGCAGCCTGCATTAATTTTAAAATTGTCTACAAATGCCCTAATTTTTGCCGCGCGCTCGACGGCCAATTGCTGCGCCCTGCTACGCATTACGAAACATCCTTACATTTACCGTCTTTATCAGTGAACCAAACGAAACCCTCGTTCTGCACCAAATGTCCTGCGCCAATCAACGCTTCAATAGACTGCTTATATGTAGAGCGCGGATTTGCCACTGAGGACACTTTGCCAACAAAGTGATCCTTCACTGTCTCCTCAGAGATAACCCAAAAGGTGCGTGGCTCAGGCCAGCCGGGGCCACCCGGATTTGGATTGCCTATGCCCTCGCCGCGCAATTGCGTAAATACCTTACGCACTATCAACTGGTTCTTACCCTTGATGCGTGGCTTGTTGGCTTCCTCAATCTCACTGTCTGACGCCTTGTGAATGGTACAGGTTGTTACAGCATCGCCATCCTCATCTATGCCAAGCTCAATCACGTTTAGCTTGAACGAGAATAGCGTACCCGTCTCCATGTCGCGCTGCTTAGTTGCCCTTGCCGTGCGCATGCCCGTGGCTTCATCGTGGTCCAACTCAATCTCTGTGTCGGTTGCCGCGCGTAAACTTGAGTGGCCGCGCGCTCCCGCTGCTTTATCTTTGCCTGAGTGATGCACAACTGCCAAGCTGGCACTTGTTATCTCGCGCAGCTTATCGCAGTTGCCAATAAACTTGGTCATGTCTTCCGGAGAGTTTTCATTGCCGCCAGCCATAGAGCGGCTGAGCGTGTCCACAACAATAAACTTAACTTGGCCGTGCTTGCGAGACACCTCACGGCATAGCTTCTCCAGCACGACCATGTCCACGTCGCCATCAAGCAAGTTTACCGGCAAAGGTCTAACGGCAAGCTTAACGTCCTTGTGTTCGGGGTACTGTCGGCTGAGAGCCACAACCCGGTTGTGCATCCCCATGCCGCCTTCTGTGGCGAGATACAAAACTGATCCGCCAATGACTTTATGGCCGTTCCATTCCTGCCCGGCAGCAATATGCCAAGCCATGTCTAAAGCGAAGAACGACTTGCCCACGTTGGACGGGCCATAGATCACAGACATCTGCCCGTCGCCCAACCAGCCCTTAACAAGGTAGTTGCGGCTGAGTTGCGGTATTGCCTCACCCGGCATGAAGATTTGGTCCATCACGCTCTGCACTGTCAGCGCCTTGCGTGTTGCATCTGGGCCTTGGTTGACCCACATGTCGGAATAGTCCCAGCCATCATTCTCAGGCATGATGTACTCAACGCCCAACTCAGAGAATGCGCGCTCACACTCTTTGCGGCCAGCGTCGTCATTATCCCCGGCAATAACAAATTCTGTGTCGGGCTTAGCTTGTTGCAGGTTGTCTACAACTGCCAAGATATTGCCAGCGTTCAGTGCGAAGACGCAGGGCTTCCCTGTGGCTTCATGCACTGTGGCAGCGGTTGCCCAGCCCTCTGCGATATATGCAAAATCACGAATAGGCCCACCAATCACACTAAAGTTACCGATCACCGGGAGCTGGTAGGAGAATTTCTTCTTGCCATCTGCGTCGATAAACTGCGCGCCAACGCGCTTGCCCTTCACGTCAATGATTGGGATTGATAGAGTGTCGCCGTCAATCTTAGCGTTGTGAAGCTTCAGGCGCTTCTTTTCGAGATACGGGTGACTGCTCATAGCGTCACGCTCAGGCCATTCAACATCTCGTCTCACCTCCACTGTCGGCGTGTGTCCCGGCTGTGGCCAGAGTGACATATCGCGCAGCCTATCCTTGATTGATTTATAATCGTTGCACTTGCGGCAATTGACCATAACTTCGCCTTGAAATTCTTTAATCCAAAATCTGTCTGTGCCTGAACAAGATGGGCATGGGCCATGAAACTCGCCTTGCGACGTTTTCTTTAGCTCAAGATTGCTAATAATTGTTTGACCAAATTCGCTCCAACGTGCGTTTGGAAACTTGCTCTGTGTTAAGACTTTCATTATATGTTTCCTTACTAACTGCCTAGTGGCTCCAGATTTATGCCCCGGTGTTAACTGAACCCGCCGGGGCATAAGTTCTTAGACTTGACACCGTGTCGTGTCTAAAAAGGAATTTCGTCCTCAAAAGCAGCATTGGACAAAGCAGCCGGGGCAGATGTAGCCATAGCAAACGGATCGTCAACCTCCGGCTTAGACAGTGTTGTGGCGCTTGCGGTAAAACCACCCGACACGGCAGTAAACGGATCATCCTGACCCTGCATCTCTGCAAGCTCAAGCACCTGAACTGCGCGTAACCTAAGTGACACGCCGTTAATGCTGCCAGTGTTGTATGGGACAACAACCACGGCAACGTTGCACTTGCTGCCAGTTGTTAGCATGAAGTCGTCGGCCAGTTTATTGCGCGCCGCGTCAACCTGCTTCGGTGGCTGTGTCTTGTCTCCGCCGTAAGCACCCTTTAGCTTACACTTGCCTACGACTTCGCCATCGTCGTTGCGCTTGTATGGAAGCATTGCTGGCTTGTCCGGCCATTTGCGTTTTACGTCAAGCGCGGACGCATTCTTGTAAGCTTCCATGCACAGGTTGTGCAATTCCTTTGCCTTGTCATCTGACATTACAAAAGACATTTCGTATGCCGCACCATCATCCAACGGATCACATTTTACGCTCTTATTGTCGTAAGTGTCAAATTTGTACGTTGAATTAAGTCGAGGGTAACGGGCAGTCACGTCTGTTATCATATGTTGCATTATGCAATTCCTTCTGATTTGTGCAGCACCCCTGCACTGGGATTAGTTAAAACGCGGTTTCACTGTCCATCCAAGCTGGCAGATGTATCGTGCCAAGGTCGGGCCAGTTAGTGCCGTATTCGTCATTGTCTTGAGCCTGCTTAATGTCTACCAGCGTTGCCATCATGCGATTGTGGGCGTGGCGCAGGTACATCTCAGATAGCTCGTAGCAAGCCGTAACGTGTGGCGCGTCTTTTTCCACACAGACGAATATAAAGTTATCCACCCGCACTTTATTAAGGCGCAAAACATGCATGTAAAACGCCGCCTGTACGTCGTAACCAAACGTTCGAACGGCGCGGTCAAAGCCACGCGGTGATGCGTCTTGGCATGTCTTGACGTCCAGCACGATGCCAGCCTCCCGCAAAAGACCATCTGGACGAGTTTTCAACTCAATGTCAATGTCGGGGTCTGTGGCGAAGAACGAAGCTTCTGCCAGCAAATCAGGATTGGTGAGGAGGTGGTTTGCCATGTTGTTGTTCATACAGGCGTCAGTCATGCTGTTGGCTAAATCGTAATCAGCCTCAGTAAGCAAAATCTTGCCTAAAGTGTCGGCTTCATCTTTAAGCTCAGTCCAAGCCTTGCCGCGCCGTGTCTCAGGGCCACGAATAACTAGGCCCTTCTCAGGCTCAAGCAGCATGGCGTGGACGGCGCTGCCCAAATCAAAGGCATGGCTTTCCTTGCGGACTTGGCCCTTCCAATGCGCCAAGCTCTTGCTGGCGACTGTCTTAACAGATGAAGAGCCAAGCGCAGGATGCGCGTGATACTCTTCATTGGACATGTCTTCAGATTTAATTATTGTCATTTGCTTTCCTTCTTTTTTTAGCTGCCGCTGCCATTTTCTTGTATTTAGCTCTGTATTTTTTACTGCAATCTAATAGAGCGCCTGAAGCATCACCGCAAATATCGCCAAGAATATCCATGTGGTAAACGTCATCACCAACAAGGCCCTCTTCAAGAATTAAGCAAGCCTCCACGCTATTCTCGTTTACTACCACCAAGCCAACAATCTTTAGGTGTCGCGGCAATTCGCAATCGCCAAACTCAATCACCTCTTCAAGGTCAACCTTTGCTTCCCAATCGTATTTCATTTCTTCCTCCAAACTACACTAACTTGATCGCATATATAAATCATATGGGCAAGCATTAATTTCAAGCCACCTCAATAAAGTTATCGGCTTTTTCAGCCCACAGGATAAACGTGAATTGCTTATCATTGGCTGAGCCATAAACTTCAGCCTTGGCAATCTTGCCAGCGGTAAACAAACGCATTGCGCTATTTCCTACGGCCTTTTCACCAAGCCCGGCTTGCTGGGCAAGCTCCTGAGTGGAATAGTACCCACCAAATTGGATCAGCTTTAAAATCTCACTGTCAACTTGAGAGCGCGTCAAATCATCATCTCCATCGTAAAACTCATTTAAATGTTCGGCGTCACGAACCGCCACAACTTGATTAATAGGCACATCTTTTCCGCTATATAAACGCACAGCCTGCCACGGCGTGCCGCGAGCTGACTTGTCGGCAAAATTCGGAACCAACATAGCTTTAATCTTATCGCCCGGCTTCAGAGTGTAACCCTCCGCTACATGGATCGGGATAAAAACCTGCTCGTTGCTTATCGTATCGCAGGCAAAGCAAAATCCGTGAGGATGCGAGTTCGTGATAATAATAGTGTTTTCCATTGTCTCTTCCTTGTTTAAAATTTCAAACCGGACATACGCCCGGCGTACCAAAGCCGCTCCAGCGAGTTTAGCTCGTCTTGATCCATAGCCATGCACGGGCCATAGCCTAAGTCCACTTCTTTAGCCTTATCCATGAACAAAGCATGAGAGGCGTAACCAACGACATTCATTTTGTTCAGCTCAATCTGACAGACCAGCACAGCGCAGTCTGCTTTGAACGACTGCTTGTCCTTAAACAAAAGCCTGCCATTTTTATGGAACGTGGCCTTAACGTCAATCGAAATATCGTCCAGCCAAATGTCGCGCCCATCGTCAACGCCAACCGCGTGCTGGTGTTCCAAATTAAAAACCCTAGATACGGCCAACTCTGCCTTA